CCTCCACCTCCATATACATCGGCGGCACCGGCAGCACCCCCCCCACTCTCCCCACTCTCCCCTCTCTATTCTCCACTCTCACTTTCAGCCAATACGCATTCTGGTACACCCCCAGATCCCCCAACAAAAACTCGACCAACCGGTACCGCGTCATCTTCATCTCCTCCGGCAGCGGCCTGGCCAGCAATTGCGCCAGCGGATGATCCACCAACCGCACCCGGTCCGTATCGCTCACCCGCCGGAAGACGTGCAGCCCCAACTGCGCAATATTCCGCGCCCGAAAATCCACCGGCGTCCGCACGTTAGGCTGCTCCCGGTAAATCTGCGCGTACTCATGATGCCGCCGGTCATACATCCGCACCGACCGCCTCGCCCCCCCCGCCGACCACCAATTCACCGGCTGCAAATTCTGAATCTCACCAAACGACTGTATCGCCATTCTCTACTCTCTACTCTCTACTCTCCATTCTCTACTCTCTACTCTCCATTCTCTACTCTCTACTCTCCATTCTCTACTCTCCATTCTCTACTCTCCATTCTCTACTCTCTACTCTCCATTCTCTCCATCAACCAACAATCTGCACAAAATCAACCTCACTCACCAACACCGCCACCTCCCCATCCACCCCGCTCCGCTTCACCGGCGCCCCCCGCTCGCTCAACACCTCGCAATTCCGCAGCACCAACCACGGCCCCCTCCTCCCCCACACCACCCCCCGGAACGCCGTCCCCGACCTCAAATTCACAATCCCCGTCCGCAGCTCCGGATACCGCCGAAACCGATCCAACAAACCTCTAAACACCCTGTTTCTCATCATCCTCAGTTGGCGTAAAATCCACAAAAAACTCATGACCCTGAGACAACTGGTTAAATGCCCTCGGATTATTAATAAAAATCTCGAAATTTGCAGATGGAGTAAATTTTGACCATTCCGCATTTGGCGAACCCTCCTCGCCATAAACGGCTCGAAGTTTCACCTGTTCCTGATTCGTGGTTCCATCTGCATTTTTCACATGAAGAACCTGATCAACTCGCATTTTGCACCTTAAGATAGACATAATTTTTTCTCCTTAAATCTTTGCGCCTTCGCGCCTTTGCGTTAAAAAAATCTGCGTCCGCTGTACTCAGCGTCATCCGTTCAATCCGTAAAATCCGCGTTCCATTCATGCCACCACCAACCCCCTCTCTCTCAATAAATCCGACGGCGGCCCATATTTTTTCCTATCCCGCAAAATCGAATCCCGCAATGCCAGCACCGCCCCCTCCACCGTACTCTCCGGACACGTCATCGCAAAAACCGCGTCATCATCCAAATCCCACGAATTCTCCCCCTTCCCCGCGTGGGACGGAATTCCAGCCTCCCCGCAGTCAATCTCAGCCCGGATCATTTTATGCGGCCACGGCCAGCGCGGCCGCTTCCACGTACTCTCGAAAATAGTGACGGTTACAGGATATGGGCCTTCTGGAAGTTCGACAATCGCAGCCTCGGAAAACAAATCTTTTTTCGTGTGCTGCGTGCTGCCAAACAAAATACGTTCCGGTCGAATGACAATCCAATCATTCCACCTCCAGTTATGGCCGCTGTCCATATCATCCCGCCAGATGTCGATCCAAAGCGCCCGGTCAAATATCCGAAACCCGGTTTGCCTCGGCACAGGCATTTTCCACGGCGGCCTGACCTCCGGCGAACCATCTGGGTTGTAAACCGTGAGCGGCTTCGTCCAGACATACGGCAGCCATTTGCGCGGAACAAAATTCTTAAATCCTAACCATCCGGTAAAAATATACGGGATCGCCAGATAAAATTGCAAATCCTCGTCGTTATACGCGTTAAATTCGACAGTTGCGCCGCAGCTCCAACGGCGCGGGAACAGCATGACACACCAGCTAATCTCCCGGCTCCACAGATGCAGCCAGTTCCGCCAGTAGCGCCAGGCCTCTTTTTTCTCGCTCCCTTTTTCGTGTTCCCGGATAGTGTGCAGCCATATACTGCGCTCATAAAACGCATATTCCTCCCAATGCCGTATTTTCAAAAGAATCTCAGGGTGCACCTCAACCTGTCCATCCGCGTTGATCCGCTCCCCCACAACCCGCAGCGCCGCAAAATAAGCCAGCTTGCGCGGCAGTTGTTTTGCCAGCCATCGCCAAAATCGAGCAGTTTTATCCATCATGTTTTCTCCGTGCACTCCGTGTCTCCGTGTTAAAAATCCTCATGCCACCACCAAACCCCTCTCCTCATACACACTCCGCCTCCGCTCCCCCACCCCCGCCGTCAGCGCGTCCCCCCGCGCCTCCCACGACAGAATAGCCGCCATCGCCCCGTCGATTTTGAACGGCGAATCCGGTCGCTCCTTATAAATCGTCCACAAACGATTCCCCTCCTCATCCCGCAGCGCCAACACCCGCCGCACCGCGTTCCCCACGTGCCGTGTCAAATCCGGGTCGCCATCGTGCAGCAGCTCCCCGGACAAAATCGCATTGTTAAAAGCCTTGATCGCATACGCCATCGATTTCTGCCGGTTCGTCCACCACTCCAGTACCCGTTTCTCCCCATATTTCCCCGCCCAGCCTGCCACCGTCGTTTCCCAATACGGCGGATCGCAATACATCCGCCACACCTCCCACCGTTCGAACGCATCGGCAACGGCCACCTCTACCTGCTCCGCCGGCACCTCCCACTCCGCCTGCTCCGTCCCCGTCAAATCGCCAGGCTGCTCCCACAACCCCTGCAGCCACTGAAAACCCGTCAAAATATGCGTCCCCACCAGCGCCGTCCCATCGTGCCACCGCGACCCATCGAACCCTAGCGTGATCATCTCCCCATCGGGGGGCACAAAATCCGGATCCGCCAGGATGCGCCACTGCTCCACGTCGAACGCCCGCTCGCTCGCCCGCACGACCCGGTTCAACCACACCCGCTCCAAAAACGTTTTATCCACCGTCGGATCACGCCACTGCTCACAAATCCCGTCAATATCCGACCACACCGCCGCCGGCCCGCTCGCCTCCAACACCGCCGCCCGTACCCCCTCCGCCGTCGTCAAATCGTGTTCGTCGCTCGCCTGCCGGTGAAAATAAAACAAACGGCTGTCCTGGATCGTCCCCGCCGCCACCTGCCTGGCATACTCCAGCGTATCCTCGGCAATACTCCCCTCCCCTGGCGCGGGCGCCGTCGTAATCTCCAGACTCCACGCGTCCGCCGCAAACCGTTTCGGCACGTTCGCCAGCATCGTCCTATGCCCCGCTTTCAACCTCGGCGTGTTCATCCGGTGCGTCTCGTCGAACACCTGGAATGTCGTCCGTGCCCCGTCCCTGGCCTCCGGCGACCCGGCCAGACTTTCCGCTCTCCCGTCCCCCCCCAGCCGCATGATCCGCCCCAACCCGATGTCGAAATCATCCGCCAACAGACTCAACCCCAGGATCACCCGCAGCGCCCCATACACCAACTCGTCCGACTGCTCCTCCGTATACGCCACCATCGGGATATAAGGATCCAACACCCCCACCCCCACCGGCTGCCCATCCGCATCCCAACCATCACACCGCACCGGCCCGTCCGGATGCAGCTCCACCGCCGCCAGCCACGCCGCCATTTCCGTTTTCGCCACACCCTTCCTCAGACTCAAACAGCACCGTTTGAACCGCCGCCGCCCCGCCTGCGGGTGAGGAGAGCCATCCCCCCGTTTCTGTGGAAACACCTCATACATCCGGTAGATCAACGCCCGTTTCTCCTCGTCCAAACTGGCCGGTTCACCCCGCAAATCCCCCGGCCCGTGCACCAGGTACGCCTCGATAAAATCACACACCTGCCCCCCCAGGCTCGGATACATCGCCTTTTCAAAAGCCGGAGCCATCAAAACGGTCATCCCGCCTCCTCCAGCGCCTGGCGCGGATCCCCATCAATCACCCTGACCCGCTTGATCCTCCGCTGCACATGCCGGTCCACCGCCTCCTCCGACTGCGCCACCGTCCACTCCAACCGCCGCCTGCTCAACGGCGTCAAACCAAACTCCCGCTCCAACAGCCTCACCTCCCTGGCATATTCCAGCTCGCCCGTCGCAAAAAACGAATTGACCAGCATCGCCAGCCTGAACAACGACCCCAAATCCGCCCGCAAAAACTCGCTCCGCTGCGGGCTGCCCCATACATCCCGCCACCATCCCCGCGTCAACTCGTGCCACTCACCCAACGGATTCTCCGGCAAACTCGGCGTCCTCCGGATCGGCCTCCCCTCCGGCGGCAGCATCGCCCGCGACGCGCTCCGGTTCCGTCGTTGGCGCGTATTCGGCGTTTTAGGCATCGGTCCTGGCATAATTCCCAATCCCGTACAGAA